TAATATTCCGCTATTCTCCTACTACTTATGCTGAAAAGTATTCTAAGTTTGAATCTATTACAAATTTAAATACTCCTGAAGCTAAACAGTTAATCATAGATACATTAACAAATGCTTCCGGTACAACTGGAAAGTACTTCTCAGCTAAGATGAACTATGATTCAACAGCTCTTTCTAAAAATGGTTATCAAGACTATAATTTAGAAACAAACACATTGAATGAAGAGTTTAGTAGTTACATTGAGTTATTAAAAACATTACCAAGAACTACAATTGATTTTTCATCATCAAGTGATCCTAAAAAGTTTAACTCTTATATCAGCTTCAGAGTACCAACTGAGTTTATTAAAGCTGTAGAAAAAGCTAAAAAGAATCCGGTATCTGTAGAACCTTCACCAACAAGAAAACAAAAGAATATTCTTGTTGATTATGTAAAAGGTCAAACAGAAGCTGTAGACACTACAATCTCTCAACAAGGAAAAGTAAATGTTTCTGGTACAGGAAATGAGTTTGGAATATTTTCAATTACTTCTCCTGCAACGGGGGAACCATTAGTAGTTTCTTTAGATAAAAAGTTATTTAAATCTGCTGCTGAATTAGTAATAGGAACCACTGTTTCATTACAAGTAATTACTGAGGAAACAGATGACATGTATATTCCTAATGTTATTCAAGTAAAGAATGCAGAAGGAAAGGTTCTTGGCCGTGTAATGGAAACAAATTATGCTATTGGAGAAAGTGATTTAAATGATTACTATAAGCAACTAAAAAAACAAAGAAGTACTACACTTGAAGAGAAGATTGAAGAATCTACTAATACAAAAGGTACTGCTAATCCTAAAGATGGTTTAGCGGGTAAATTCTTTTTAAGAGATGGTCACTTACAATATGATGCTACTCCTGAACAAATTAAGGTTGCAGATGCTTGGTGGAAAAAAAGTGATTTATTTAAATACTTAGATTTTGAACAAGGCGTAGCTATTGCTAACTCAGATGCATTTGCAAGATTTATTTCTTATGGTGCTGTCTTAAATGGTAAGTTAGGTATGCTCCAGATTGGAAACAAAGGTTCTATGGTAGATGTCTATCATGAAGCTTGGCATGGTTTCAGTCAGTTATTTCTTACTCCACAAGAAAAAACAGCTCTTTATAAAGAAGTACAAAAAAAGTTAGGTACTAAAAAGAATTTATCATTCTTTGAAATAGAAGAAATGCTTGCAGAAGAGTTCAGAACTTATGCTAAGAACCCTAAAGCAGCTAAAGATAGTCCTGTAAAAAATAGTATATTCAGAAGAATCCTTAATTTCTTAAGAGAGTTAATTGGTTTAGGGTCAGTTAGTACTGTGACTAATATTAAAAAAGTTCAGGAATACTATGAGAATCTTTATTTTAATAAGAATCTTAATCAGTATACACCAAGCATTGACAATGTAATGTTTGATTTGCTTAATAGAAACTCTGGAGTTCAAAGTTTAGCTAATGCTGAAGAACAAGTATTGAACAGACAAGACGCAACAGTTTTAAAAAATTCAATGGATGCTATTATTTCTAAGTTAGGTGATGAACTTTATTCAGAAAGAAAACAAGATACTGCTGAACTTGGGCAAAATAAATCTGCTACTACTAAGTTATTAGAAGATCCTAGAAATAGGAATGCAATGTATTCTTATATCTTTGATCAACTTGATACAAGAAGAATTGAGTTACAAGAAGATCTTGAAAAGCTTGAGGACATCCCAAAAAACTTCTTAGAAAAACAAAAGATAGAGAATAACATTAGAATTATTACTAGTGCATTAGATAATTGGGGTAATCAATCTAATGGTATGATTCAATACCATATTGAAAATTCAGACTATAATCTGTTAAGAGAGAAGTTTGTGACAATAGATGAGCTCAAAGAAGCAAATGAAGATGAAGAAATAAAAGATGAAACTGATGATGCTACAGATCCTCAAAATGTAGAGGCAAGTGAGAGATTTGGAGATACAAAAATTGGAGATAGATCATTACTTGAATTAGCAGATAAAGAAGTAGTTTATATATTAAAGAGTCTATTTAAAGTAGACAGGTCTGGTAAAGTTATATTAAATCAATTAGGGTTTCCAGAACTTGTAGATTTTAGAAGTACTTGGAATAATACAGTAAGAACTATCCGTGGAGAACAAGACCCTGCAATACAGTATGAATTACTAAAAGCTGCTATTCCTATTCATCCGGAGTTTGAGCAATTAGTAAACTTTAAATTAGCAGATCCTACTAAAAGTAATGATTTATATGAGGCTAAAGCTACTACAGCTTTCTGGCAAACTTTTAGTAAACCAAGAGTACCTTTATTACAAAGTACCATATATACAAATGGTATAACACAAATTACACAAGCTTCATTAGAGAGTGTAGATATTCTTAAATCTTTTGAATATAAGTTTAAAGCAGATACTAGTAATCCATTTATTGTAAGAGGAACTGAAGATAATGTTCCTATGCTTAACATAGCAGCTTTAATAGATGAGTTCTCTGATAAGAATGGAAACTTAGACTCCGCCAGGTACTTTGAATTTGCAGGAAGAGTAGGTATTTATCTTGATAATTTAACGGTTATTAAGAAAGAACTTGGTAAGAATCAAAAATCTATAGAAGAGTATGGGCTTCCTTATATTTTTAATACAGTAAAACAACTTGCTGAACTAGAAAATAGTAATGCAGCTACTCCAAAACAATTAGGTTTTATAAAAGAATTCAAAAAGAATCCTATTTATTACTTAAGGACTGAAATACCTGAAGGAATTATCTCAGATAAAGCAGAGACTCAAAAATATGTTCTTAGAAAACTAGCTGATTTACAAGCACGTTATGGTTTAGATACTTCTAATTTTGGAGTACTTAATGCTGAAGGTAATACTGTATTTGAGTTAATTGAAAAGAGTACGGCAAGTAAAATTGCATATGCTATTAATAAAGCTGAAAAACTAGCTGATCTATGGACTTCAGATGCTCTTAAGTATATGAGTTATCTAAATCCTGCTATCAATACATTTACTAATAATTCTACAATCTTAAAAACAATCTTTGACTTTAATGATCCAGAGTTTGTTAAGAGAGATGGTAAGGAGTTAGAATTATTTATGTCTTCCGGTACACAACAGATAATTGATGAAGACAATGCTATCAAAGAAGGATTAAATACTACTTCCTTAGATGTATTTAGTAAGTTTCTACAGGAGACTAACTCTATGCTTAAAGGAGGTATACAAGAATTTATTAGACACGCTTCTAAAAGTTCTGCTTTTGGTTTGAGACTTAATGGAGGAATTATTGGAGGACCAAATAAGCTAGACAGTAATCCAAGACTCTATGTTGATATAGATATGTTTGGAAATGGTACTGCAGAATCATATGCATTAAGAACACATATTGTTCCTTACATTGCAACTGAAGCAAATAGAATTTATAAATTCAAACAAAATCAAACTGAGTTTGAAACCTATGCCGGTTATAATAATATCACTGCTAATGGCAAAATGGCCGGAGAAGTGTTTACTGCATTTGATAATGCATTAAGGCCTTCTACTAAAACTGCAATCTATGATGCAATTGATCAAGCTATTGCAAACAAAGAATACTTTGACTTCATATCATTTATTAAAGCTGATAAATCTGGATTAGCAGAAAAAATTAAAACTGATATAACTGATTATTTTAATGAGTTATCAGAGGAGAACTATAATCAATTACAGCAAACTAATTATATAAGTCCAGACTTATCAAGTTCACTTAAAGTTTTTAACTTATCAAAAACAGAAGAAGAAAAGTTGTTAAGTAAAGCTTACACATATAATTCTTGGATACATAATTTTGAAACAATCAATCTTATGTATGGAGATATGGCTCAATATAACCATGTTAAAGAAGAAATGCATAAAAGAAATACTGGTCTTACTTCTACAGGTAGAACCTTTAGAACAGACTTAGCTGCTCAGAACTTGGTTAATGGTTATTTACGTGATACATCTTATGCTGCACAAAAAGGATACAATACTATATCTTATAATGGTACATTGAATACTGCTATTATACAAGATGTAGAAAGAAGTTCTGTATATCTTCCAATAATTACAAAAGCTTTAACTGAAGATTATACTAATAAGCTTAAAGAATCTATAAAAGATCCCGCTAAACTTAAAGAAGCTGTAGAGTATAGAGTTAATAATGATATTAATGCTTATAAAAAAATGACTGAAGGGGACGGTCAAGGTTGGATTACTTTTGATACATACAGAGTTCTTAAAAATTTAGAGAATTCTTGGTCATATGAGCAAGATCAATTATTTCAAAAAATAACTAGAGGAGAATTTGTTTCTCCAAAAGATATTCTTGAAATGTTCCCAGTATATAAAGTACAGAATTTTGGTCACTTAGCAAATACAGGTATGCCTGTAAATGCAATGCATAAGTTTGCATTAGCTCCATTGATTCCATCAATGATTGCTGGATCAGATTTACAGTCTCTACATGAGCAAATGATGGAAAAGAACATTCAGTATGTTACATTCCAATCGGGTTCTAAAGTAGGTTCTGTAACTTCAGCTAAAGATAGCAAGGGTAAAGCAGCAGCAGATCCTATCTATTCAGATTCTGAAATGAAGACTCTTAATAAAGACATTAAGTTTACAGAAAATACTATCTATGTTGACTATCTTAAAAATGTAACCAATGTAAATACTGCATTTAAAAATAAGTCTATCTTCTCTACACAGTTAAGAAAACTTATTTTAGGAGCTATGTACCGTGAAGGTAAAATCATTAATCCTAATAATGCGGCTACAGTAAAGAAATATGAGCAAACTGTTGATGAGTATACCAAATTATTGAAGTTTGAGTTACTTAATGAGATTGGTTATGAAGAAGTTGATGGTAAATACATTGGTAATCTTACAAATTTCTTAGATCTTATCCAAAGAGAATTAGGTAGAAGAAACTTACCAGAACATCATATTGACTTTGTTGGTCAAAATCCGGATACTACTTTAAAGACTGATTTGTCTTTACATTTAAGAGCTGATGATATAGAAAAAATATTAGTTAGTCTTATAGAGAAAAGATTTATTAAACAAAAAGTAAAAGGTGAACCATTAGTTCAGGTAGCTAGTACTATGACAAATGGTATGTGGCAACAACCTACTTTTGAAAAAGCTACAGATGAAGAAGTAAGAAAATTCTTAGGTACAAATAATCTTCCTTTCTATGATCAAACTGCAGATGGCACTTCTGCTATGAAAGTTGCTATTGCTCTACAAGGTGATTTCTTTAATTTATTAAAAAGATCTGATGTTGCAATCTATGATACAATTGATGGTAAAAAGGTTTTAAATCAAAAAGCTAGTCTTGCTAAACTTAATCAACTAATTAAAGATGAAGATTGGCTTAAAGAAAATAGAAATGTTATCAGACTATCCGCTGTAAGAATTCCAGTACAGGGTCTTAACTCTATGGAGTTTATGGAAGTCTATGAGTTCTTAGATCCATCTGCAGGAAACATTATTATTCCTCCAACTGAGATTGTTGCTAAATCAGGATCTGACTTTGACGTTGATAAGTTGATTACATTTATGCCTAATCTAGATAACAGAGGTAAATTTATAGAGTCAGGCTTATCAGAAGAACAGTTTCAGAACTTTGTAAAAAGAAATAAGTCTAATCCAGAAAGAGTAACTCAAACAATTAAAACTCAAAAGGCTGCTCTTGAGAATAGATTAATCAGTAGCATTAATGATATCCTTGCTTTACCTGATAACTATGCTAACTTGGTAAGACCAAATGCTACATACCTTCTTAAAGACATTGCAGATAGATTACAAGATTTTGTTTCTGATTATGATAGATTTAAGAACAAACTAGGTGAAGATTACTATACTAAGAATACAGATGGTAAAGTAACTAAACTAATAAGTCCTACAAGAATTCTTGAAACAGGATACAATTTACATAAACATGAAGTAAATCTAACTGGTAAGACTGTATTAGGTATTACAGCTATTGAAAATGCTTTACACCCAATTTTTAATTCATTGGGAGCAGCAATGCCTAAAACATATAAATGGTCTTACTATGATGATACTACAAAGAAGTATGTAGAAACAGATATAAACTATAATACAAATCTTTATTTACCACATAGAAAAACCAAACAAGGTAGAATTTCTCTTTCACATACTGAATCAGTAGATGGTGATTCTATTTCAGAATTGTTCTCACAAATGATGAATGGTTTAGTGGATGTTGAAAAAGATGCTTGGATCTTCTTTATTCAAGGTAACTTGGAAGTTGCTCCTACACTTTTATATTTGCTTAAGGCTGGTGTTCCAAAAGAAGATGCAATTATGTTTGTATCTAATCCTTTAGTAAGAGAGTATGCAAAGAACCAAAGACTATATAAAAGTTCTTATGCTAATGTAGCTGGTAAAGTATTAGATAATAAAGCATTTGCTCAATATAAAGCAGCAACAGATGTTATCTATAGTCAGTTACCAAGTGTTATAGAAGATCAACTTTCTTCATTTAGAGACAACACTGTTTTTTCTGTAAAAACAGGAAAGTTTAATGATGATAAACAAGAAATGGAATATTTTAATATACCAATGACTAAGTTACAATTAATTGAAAGAACTAAAACTGATAATAAGTTTAATGATGAGTTCTTAGATGTAAGAATTAATGCAAAAGATAAGGCACCAATATTTATTAAACCTTCAGTAAGTAATAAAAAGTATTATCAAAATGCTTTTAACTACTCTCAATCTTTTTTAAATAAAAATAAAGAGTTTGATTTGGATCTTATGAAAAGAGTAATCTTAAATCCAAAATCTACAAAGTATAGAGGTGCTGCTTTAGGTATGTTTATGCACTTTATTGAAGTTGAAAAACAAATTAAGGGTTTACAAACATTAAAAAGACTTTCTAATCCAGATACTAAGTCTTCTAAAACATTAGAAGAGGGAATGCGAAGAGGTATATCATTAGAAGAACTTAAGGACTTATCTAAAGTAGACCCAGAGCTTGTAAGAAAAATGATTGAAGAATCTATTCTTGGGACATTCTTTGATAATAAAATTGTTACAGAACTAATAAAACCTTTGTTTCCATTAAGAAATTCAGAAAAGGTTACTAGTTATGTACTATTATTACTAGAAAGAAGAGCAGGAGACATTATAAAAAAATACGGTCCAGGAGCGGATGGTACAAGAGCATTTATTTCAGACTATAAAAACTCTGTAGTAAATTATGTATTCCAAAATTATATGTCAAACTTTACTGACATTAATGGTAACATAGTAAATGTACCTACGGCATATAAAGAAATGCAAGTTAAAAATAAAAAGGGTATTGCTAATGGTGCAGAAGTAATTGACAATGTAATTTATGTTGATGAGGCTAGAATCAGTAAAGATTATAATGAAAAGTTATTTTCTGCAGACTCTCAATCAGCTGATAGTTATAGAGCCCGTGGTTTAAGACCATTTAGAGCAGTAGAGAATGCTTTTCCAACTGAATCAAGCTTCTTTAAGTATGTAGTGGAAAGAGAGTATCAAAGATCTACTTTTCCTTTTGATAAAGCTACAACAAATAAAACATTTAGAAAACTAAGAGGTGTTTTAGCTAACTCAATACAAGATGAGAATACTCTAAATCAACAAACATATGAAGCATTCTTAAATCAAAGAGCTTTAATCTTTGCATTTAATAGAGAAGCTTTAATGAAAACAGTTAATTACTCTTACTCAGATCAATTAATGAGTATGATTGCTGAGTTTTCAGAGCTTAAGGATAAGTATCCTGTATTAAATCAACTTACTAAACCTTCACTTAAAACAGGTGAGAAAATAATCTCATTGAATGATTCTAGAATGTTAAAAGATGCACAGCTTGCTGAGATCTATTATGAGAACATTAAAGATTTAGGAGATCCTACAGTTAAAAAAGTACAATCAATTGCTGATAATGACAGAATTAGTGAGATGTTTGGTCTATTGCCTTTAGTTTCTATTTATCAAAATGGAATTGGATTTAGTAGATTTGGTTTTAATGAGGCTTTACCATATGATAAGTTCTTAGATGTAATGGATTCTGCTTCAAAAATATTCTTAGAGAAACAACTTAACAATGCAACTCTAAGAAACATCTATAATAAGATCATGGATCCTAAGAATAGATTGTTTAAAGACTTTGTAGTTTCTCCAATAGATTTTAATGATCCTACAGATACTCCATTAGAGTCTCAAACTATTACAGAAGAATCTGCTCCAGATGAAGATGTAGTTGTTACTCAACCTATCATAGAACAAGTAGGTGAAGTTAAAGAAGAAGAAACTCTTGAAGAAAAACCAGATCAAAATGCACCAGAAGGATTACCTGGAATAGACAGATCTATAGACTCTTGTAGCTAAAAATTAGTATATTTATATAAAGAAGAAACAATGCCTTGTAAAATTCAAATAAAGAACAAACTTACTGATCAAGTATATGCAGCAGCTAGTCCTGGAATAGGAATGTCTCAAGACAATGCTAGCGTGCTTGCAACTAGTATAAACAGAACTTATGGATTCCCTGTAGTTAAGTTTACACAATATACTGTAGATGATCTTATGGATATGGATATAACTATCCCAGAGGCATTAGTAGATATCTATTATGAAAATGAACTAAAGATAGAGGCTCAAGAATTAGTCCAAGATCAAAATGATGCAAGAAGAGCACAGCAACTAGATGCTGCGCGTGCTGGAGTAGCTTATACTGAAGATTACTTATTTGATAATACTTCTCCCGTAGATGTAGCTCTAAGTAGAGAAGGTATTGAAAGAAGAAGAAGTAAGCAAATAGCTGAAGCATTAGGAGAAAAATATAATAAGGCATTTAATATTCCTTATGAAATCATTACAGAAGGAGCTGCTATAGAATTATTAGGACAAAGTACTACACCTTATCAGTCTAATATAGGATCATTCTTTTATGGCAACAAAGTATATTTTGTAGATGGTAAATTTGATGCTGGTTCTGTAGTCCATGAATATGCGCACCCTTTAATAAAAGGAATTCAATTTCAAAATCCTAAGTTGTTTGATAATCTATTTAATCAACTTAGTCTAACCACAACTGGTCAAAGAGCTCTACAAATTGTAAAAGATAGATATCCAGAGCTTCAAGAGAATACAATAAGATTTAAAGAAGAAGCTCTTGTTACTGCTATAGAGTTAGATGCTAATAAACAAATTGATGAGACTATTAAAGATGATAGTTTATTCCAAAAATTTATTACTAATTTAATGGCAGCAATAAAAAAAGTATTGCGTGCACTTTCTAATAAAGTAAATCTTAAAAGTCTAGATGCTAATACTACTAGAGATGAGTTAGTAAAGATGTTACTTGATGAAGATTTTGTTATTGAAGACTTAGAGTATCAATTATCTTTAATACCTGAGTTTAAGAAAGAAGCTGAAAGCTTTATACAGGATCTAGAAAAAGCTAAGAGTAAAGAGCTAATGAATGTTATTGATAGATACTATGATAACATTAACTTCCAGTTAGATAAACTTAGAAAATCTCCTGAAGAAGTAAAGAACTTATTAGAAGGAAAAGTAGGGGAGGATATTTTAAAAAATATACAGTCCTTTTTATCACCCTATACAGTAAGAAAAAAGAACTTAACTGCTGAAGAAATAGAAGAAATTATAAATGCTATTGAAGAGAATGAAGAAGATATAAGACTACGCTCAATTGCATTTGTAAATAGTTTAGCTGAGTCTCAAGTATATGCACAAAGAATACAAGAGGCATTAGATAACTTAGTTAAAACTAACAGACACTTAACTCCTGAAGGTATTACACAAGTAATACACTATAGAGACATACTTTCTGGTCAAGCTGAGTTCTTTGATGAAGCAATCAAAGAATTAAAGTTACCAAGAGATACTCCCATCATTCAAAAAATACTTTCTGTAAGACAGATTATTAAGGATGATTTGGAAAATATTAATGATGTCATGTTTGAATTTGCTAAAGAATTTATAAATGATGCTACTAAAGATATGCAAAGAAGTCTTAACCAGAATTTTCAAGATGCTATTACAAATATTCTTAAAGCTGATGGTTTTAGAGAATCTGATATTAATAAATTTTTAAATAATCTAATTGAGCAAATTGATATAAACAATAAGAAGAGCTTTAAAGAAAGTGAGTTAAATAGTTTATTGCCTAAAGCTTCACCTAGAGTTAAGTACTTACTTAAAGAAGTTAAGAGTTATGTAATTAAACATATTACTCCAGATACTATTCAAGAATTTCTTACAGGATATGTTCAAGATATTGGGCAGATTGGTTCTAATTTAGTTCCATTAGGAAATATAGATGATGTTTTAGGAGCTGTCTTTAATTTTATGAAAGATAGAAGAGCGGATACTAATATTGAATCACAAAGAGAACTTAACACAATGGCAGATACTTTATTGCCATTACTTGAAAAAGTAGGTTGGAATCCTAATAATACAACTCAATTAGCAGATTTACTACTATTTAAAGATACTATTAAGCTTGAAAGAAATGGTGAAATTATTGAGAAAGAAGTTTATTCTTTTATAGATAAGTTTAAAAACTATAGAGCAGATAAGACTCAATTAGAATTTGATCTTAAAAAAGCAAGAGAAGCTAAAGATAATGCACAGATTGATGCAGCAACTGAAGCTCTTTGGAACTTTCATGAAAGATATATGAATAGAACTTTTACACCTGAAGTTTATGAAGTTCTTAGTATGTTTAAAAAAGAAAACACTGTAATTCATCCCGATACTGGAGAAGTATTAACAGTGCCTAAGGAAGTTTCAATGGAAGCTTATAAGGAAAGAAAGAAAGCCATAGAAACTTTAAATACTCAAAATAAGAGAGACTTTACAGAGTTAGATGATCTATTTGATTATAATGAAGCTAGTGTAGCTAAAATGGACTATGAAGAGCTTTATAATCCTATTGAAGCAACAACAGGGGAGTATAAACAAGGAGATGAACTTAAAAAAGTTTTACTTAGAATCAAATATAGAAATGAGTCTAGAAAATTTTATGACTTTGAAATAAATTATGATAGAGTTCAAAGAGATTTAGACAACTTTGCTAATGTAAGGCTTGCCTCTAGAGGTATTACTGCAGATGGTACTCCGGAAAGATTTCAGATAGAGATGGATAGATATCTACGCAAGAATTTTAGAGTAGCATATACAGAAGATTATTATAAAGAGATAACTGCCATCTTTAATGAGATAGCAAGAATCAATGAGAAAGCTTCTAATTCTGATGTATCAAAAAAACTAGCTAACCTTTATGACCAAAGAAAGACTTATGTCAATATGGTTACAGATAAAGATGGTGAACCTAATGCATTAAATCTAGATAGAGTTCAGATTGATCAAGTTAAAGTTGTAGAAGATGAAATAGTATCCTTGCAAGCTCAATTTGATAAAGCTTCTGGATTAACAAAAGAAGATGCTGCAAGGTTGCAATGGTATGAAACAAGATATATTTCTAAAAATAAGACTGGAGATTTAACAGAAGAACAGCTTTTAGATTATTATAATTTATCAAATAAATCTAATCAGTTTGGTTTATCTACTCAAGAGATGACCAATCTTAGAAACTTATACAGACGCTTATCTGAATTAACAGATGTAATCCCAACAGATTATTATTTTGAAGCTTTTAATACTGCTATAAATGGAGTTGATGCTGAAGAGATTAATTTTGAAAATGCTGATGAGTGGATTAACTCAGATAATGTTATCTTAGCTAAAGCAGAAAGTGAAAGATTTTCTGAATGGTTTGATAGAAACCATTATGAAAAAATGGTTTACAATTCTGAAACTAGGAAGTATGAGAAGCAATTCTTTAGAACTAAAGTTTGGAGTGTATCTAGACCTAGTAATCCAAAGTATTATAAGAAAACAGAATTAATTGACCCTACTACTAAAGAAAAATTACAAGTATCTGGTGTTCCAGTTTCTAGATATACTATATCTAAAATTAAAGATCAGTATAGAACAGGTTATGATCCCAAAACTAAAAAAGTAAATTTACAAGTAGGAGTACATATAAATAATAAGGGAGAGTTTTTACCAAGGGAGTATAATACTAGTTTACCAAATTCAGCTTATGATCAGAAGTATATTAATCAACAGTATTATAAACTTAAAGGTACTAACAATGCTGTGTTTAAGTTACTTGAGCAAACTAAAAAAGAATTTTTAGATATTCAAGATGGTTCTGGAGAGTATGAAAAATTATATTTAGATCTTCCAAGATTTAGAAAAAGAACTAATCTAGAAAGAGGCCAGTCTGGAGATATATCTAGAAAAGGAGAATCTATTAAAGGTACATTTAAAGATATTAGAGCTTCATTCAGAGCTGCAGCAGATGATCAAGATAAAGGTTTTAATGCTGAGATTGATCCAGCATTTGTACCAACAGATATGGATGGTAATCCTATATCAAGAGTTCCTGTACGTGGTTTATTTGCTTTAGATGTATCAGAAACTTCTTCTGATGTATTAAGAGCTCTAGGTGAATATATGTTCTCCATGAATAAAACAAAACAGTTAAAAAAAGATGAGCCATTACTTCTAGCTTTAAGAAATGTATTATCTGATCCTAAAAATGCTGCAAAGAATATTAATCAAGCAAGTTCTACATTAAGAAATGCTGGATTAGGTCCAATGAGACTAATTGCTAAATCTGAAAATAGAAGATTAAAACTACTTAATGAGATAATTGAAAGAGAAGTTTACGGTCAAGTAACTGATGAATTTCAAGAAAACTTTAAGGGTATTACTAAACTTAGTGAAAAGTTAATGGGAGCTGCAAGTTTATCTTTTTATGCTTTAGATATACAGTCTGCATTAAAAAACAGATTTGGTATGACTGTTCAGAAAATGATTCTTGCATCTGGTGGTAAGTTTATTAATACTAGATCATTAATCTCTGGTAAAATCAAAGCTGTAAAAGCTATGACAGAATTAACTACTTCTGGTGTATATGAAAGGGGAGCTAAAAGTTTCAATATGCAAATGATGGATGCATTTGATTTGATTCCTGGTAGAGCTGAAACTGATTTTGCAAAATCTCTTACAAGAACTATTCTTTCAGATGCTTCTAATGCTACTTTCTTATATGATTTTAGAAAATGGGTAGCAAATGAAGCAGCACTAGAGTTAGGATACGGTATGTTAGACTATCAAATGATAGAACAAAAGTTACCTAATGGTAAATCTAGAATGATTCAGTATTCAGATGCATTTGAAATTGGCCCAGATAAACTATTAAGACTTAAGGCAGGTATTAATCCTGAATGGGGAATGTCCCAAGTTAAACATACTTATTCAGATGGAGAAACTTATGAAGATCTAGCTAAACTATATAACACTACTGTAGAAGATTTAAAAGCTTATAATAAAGTAGATAACTTAGCAGAGATTGATCCTGGAACAGAGTTAATTATTTCTAATGCAAAAGAATTTAAAGGCATGCGTAGGAAATTAGCTGGTACTAATAAAAAATTAAATGGATATGTAGCAAGTATTGATAATCCAGCATTAAGTAAAAACTTATTATATAAACTATTTACTTATTCTCGTAACTATGCTACTGGTATGTTTATGAGAAGATTCCAATTTGATACAGCTAAAGATAATTTCTTTGGAGAGGTTTATGATTGGGATTTAGATACTACATCAAGAGGTTACTACGTTACAGGTCTAGCTGCACTTATAAATTTAATTAGAGATTTTAAAAAATATAAAGGTATAATGAAACCTGATGAGGTAGCTGCTATTAAACAAATGATTTTTGAATTTGCTTATATCTATTTAATGTATGCTGCTATTTCTATTATTTTTGGTTATGATCCGGGTGATGAAGATAGATTCAATAAATTAAAAGCTAGAGAAGAAGAATATGGTAATCTTGGATACATGGCTAATCAACTATTATATCAATTAATCATGGTTAAAAGAGAGAATGAAACTTTTATTCCTATATCAGGTTTAGGTTATGATGATTACGTTAACTATTTAGGTACATCTACTATAGCTTTAGGACCAACTTTAAAATTGTATGATAAATTAGCAACAGATTTATATGGCGCTCTTACTGGAAGTGAAAAAGCATTTTATAAACAAGATGTTGGACCATATAGATGGCAGAAAAAAGGATCAGCTAAAGTATGGAATGATATAGGAGCTGTATTTGGTATTAAAGGTAAAAATGTATCTCCTATTTGGGCAATTAAGAAAGCAGAGCAAGCTGAAAACCTTAAATAAAAAAAAAGGGGAAAGTCCTAAGACTCTCCCCCTTCAATTTTAATAAACTTGTTTAAATCTGGTCTAAAATAACCAGGACCTTTTAATATCTTGTTGTCATCTCTTAAAATGGGTTTACCATCTTCACCAAGTTTGCTCATGTTACTTGCATGTATCTCATCAAACACATCCTCTATGACATATTGCATACCATGTTTAAGTATAGTACCACATAAGATATATAACTGGTCACCAAGAGCATCTGCAATCTCTACTAATGAGTTAACTTCACATGCTTCCTGATACTCATAGTTCTCTTCAGCCATTAATCTGTATCTGAGTTCATACTCTTCTTTAGTAAGTGGTTGTGGCCATTTACCATTCTCTTGCCCAAATGCTGTGTGGAATTCTGCTACTTTATTTAATTGTTTTAACATAACTTAATTTATATTTATTTGTAAATCTACCTTTTCTTTTTATATTTCTGTAAAAAGCACTTGTTGAAATATTCAGTTTTTTTATGCAATCACTAACACTTTCATACAGAACACCTGTTAACTCATCTTTTATTTTTTTATTCTTTAGTCCTAACTTTAACCATTCTTTTAGAGCTTTATCTACAGAAGCCCTGCCCTCTTTAGAAAATGTAATAGATTTACCTTTTTTTATATGTGACAGTTTTTGTTTAGTAACATCTGTATGTTTTTTTCCAGTACAAGTGTTTCTTAATTTTTCTAAAGTTTTTTTAGATTTTTTATGACCAATCATTCTAAGAGAACAATTTTTTTTAAACTCATTAGTGCGCTTAATGCCTTTTAACTTTTGTGACATTCTTAACTTTGTTTCTTCTGAATGTCTATAGTTGCCATTAGGATGTGTAGGTTTAATATTATATCCAAATTTATGATTATGGGTATTTAATAAATTACACCAATAGTTTTCTTCTGAGTACAAATGCTCTTCTTCACATATAAGTAATATTTGAAATTGAAAATTATCAATACCATATTTATTATAAGCACTTTGTAAATGTCTATTATCATGCGTATTATTCTTTAGATGAAACTTATGTTGTGAAAGTCTCCTGACTATATTAATACTCTGACCTACTAAGATTTTATTATCTTTTACAGATTTTATTGTATATATGCCTATTACCATGCAACAAATATACAATAATTTTTTAACTTCTCCACTGCTTTTAATTGTTTTTTCATAATACAAAGTTAAAAAAAAGGGGGGCACAGCAAAATGCCATACCCCCTCTTTGTTTGTTTTATTAACCATTAAAACATTTCTTAAAATTCAAATTGTAATTCTTCATCCTCATCATCTGCAATACTTAAATCAAAGTCAAAGTCATCTTCTGGTTCTGATTCATATGCAGCAAATGGTGTAACTATAGGAGCTTCAAAAGTATTACCCACAGGATCAGTATAAGTAATAACTTCATCTATCGTAATATTGCGATCAAGTTCTTCTACCTCTAATACACTTTCCTCAGCTTCTATTCTATCAAGTTCAGTTAGAATATTTAATTGATTCTCTGGTTGACCATAATTTGTTGTTAATGAATCTACTACAGCTTCAACTTGGGGGGTGACTTGAGGGGTGACTTGGGGGGTACTAAAGTTATTAACAGTTGATATAAAATAATGTAACACACGTTGATCTTCCATCCATGTTTTAGGATGAGAATGTTGTAGTGCAATAGTTACATAATTATAAAATGCCCATAGACTATTAGTGTCCTCAAACACATGACTAGGTCTTTCCATTTGATTTCTAATCATACTAGCTTGCTCAGTAGTAAGAATCTTATACTCAGCAAATAAGATACCTAATAACTGAGATTGTTTTCTCTTAGTCATAGATATAACTTTCATAGCTTCCTTATCAGATACTAACTGATTATAATACATAGTAGCATCAGCAATCTGATCCTTAATAGTCTGTATTGTTTCTGCATCTGCTGTACCAGTATGCTTTCTGGCCCAGCTTCCCATGTCTCCACATACCATCACGGTTCCTATTTGGTTCACATATGCACCAACACCACACTTAAATCTTACTTGTTTGTTATAACTGTTTGTCCAAGCAAACATCATAGATAATTCTGGGTCACTATTATAGTTCAATCTATAAATACCCTGAGCAATCTGACCATCTGCAGTTGCTCTATACTCTTCTGTTGTAATCCCAAAACCTGCATTAGCAAGTTCTGTGAATACATAATCCATTACTGACTCATGGCTGATAACTGTGTAGCTATCACCATGAACCGGTAAATCAATACTAATCAAATGTGCTTTTGTGCAATCTTGAATTTTCTTTGGCATCTTAAAATAAACTTAATTGATGATTAATAGGCTCTAAAGACCTTATTTCTTTATAAATGTTCTCTAGATAATATTTAAAGTTAATATCATACTCAGAGAACTCTTTTTCTTCGTAGTCAATCATAGTAGTTTGCATCCACTTCCCAGCCTCTACCTGGATTTCTCTCCCGTCAGTATTATTTTTCTTGATAATCTTTGACCCGGAATTGGAAACAAAATATCTTATTGTATGTTGTAAAGGTTTAATAGTATGTTCTCCATCAGCAATTGCATGCTCATAGAACTCCCAATCTCCTTTAATCTTTACACCACCGCAATAATCAAATATGTTTTGGTTCTGTGCTAAATAGTCTTCAGGTTTAATCCCGTCAACAAAATAAGCTTGGATAGCTTTAGGTATAATTAAAAAACTCTTATTCTTATGAAGAGCTAAATCCTTATACTCAAATCTACCTTTACTCTTAGCTTTACCATTTTCTGTGATAGCAATGTAATTATTTACATCACCCAGAATTATCTTACTATAAGTATCATGTTCTAACTGTAGCATGGTTCTCTTCTCCCATCTTGCACAGATATCCATATATCTATCAACATACTCCCGCGGGATCATAGTCTCTAGACCATCTGTATTCTGCATTAGTGGAATAGCATTTGGAATCTCTTCACAGATCATCTCATACAACATAGTCAGACTTAACTGACCATTAATAGTAATCCTCATAGTAAACTCAGGATCATACAGGAAGCTATTCTCATCATTACTCAACCCATAGGTTGAGTTTAGGATAATCTTGTATACATAGTTCTTAGGATCAGACTTAGGTATCTTCTTTCTTTCTTCAAAGAACCACTCATAAAGATCACAGAATTCTTCCTTAGGTAAGTGTGCCGGAGACCATCCATTTCTAATAGCTAGATTAGGATAAAAACTGGTAACATCACTTGTCATGATAACCATATCTTCCGCAGATTCATATACCTTAGCAGACCTAGCACCATGTATACCACCTAGACCATAATCAGTCTTCACTCCTTTGTACTGTATAGAGTACTTAAAGCCTCCTTTAGTTTGACCAGGATAGATGACTACATCTTGAAACTTCTGTAATAGATTCTCAAATGTAGCTGTCTTGAATTGAATATAAGGTAGGATAATATCTTTAACTACTATCTTCTTCCTGTGTGTTCTCATTTGCTTTAAGTCCCACTTCTTAATCCCAGTGTGACCACTTAAGAAATGCAAGAATAACTCTTTAGAAATCCGTGGCTCAGATGCAGAGAACAAATTAATATTATACTCTTCAGTCAAAGTCTTCCTAAGTTCTATCTGACTCTTACTGAGCTGCATGATAGCCTTAGTGGACCTAACATCATTAATACAATATGTAATGATCTCCGGAATCTGTTCAGAAGTAATATTTTCAGTATGATGAATAGGCATATCCATTATATTATGCCAGTCCATTGTATACTGAATCCACTTTAAAGAACTTCTTTTAGCATTGTTATCCCAGTGATTAAGTTTAAAGACATCTACCTGGTGTACCTGCAGGTCCTTTGGAGCAAACTCTAGGAACTCTTGACGGTTCTGTCTGCCAATTACATCTTGTGCCTTACTATAAATAAACCTAGCAATTGTCTCACCATCTTGGTTAAGCAACTGCTCTTTATTTCTAAGTACATGTTCAGTAATCTGACTGTCAAACCCCAAACCGTTAAAAGATACATGCCACTCTTGTAGCTGAATGTTTCTCTCAATGAATGTAATAAATTCTAGTATTTCATTTTTGTCTTTATGAACTGTGAATATCTCACGTTCCTCAAACTTAACACTCTCAAACACAGCAATAAAGCAATTGCTTAGAGTTTCATAATCCATTACCCAATGTGTCTTCATAGGCTAGTTCAGTTAAGCTGTTCCCCCGTTTAGTGCATAAAAAAGTGGATAGTAAAACTACCCACTTCCTTAGTTCAATTAATAATACTAATTACTTAGCTTCTTCTGCTGTCATAAAAGATTTGTAATCAAATGTACTTGCATTGATTCCAAATAAATTAATTAAATCTTCTACTGCAGTTTTATCTTCAATGTAGAACTCTTGAAATACTTCCATTTTGGCCCTTTCTTCCTTACGTCCCTTTGCTCCAGTTGAAGGTTGACCATACTCATCTAATTTAGGAAGCATCTGTAAAGATGTTCTTTTAATTTTAGAGATGATAACAAAAACCTTAGTTCCTGGATCAAAAATACATTCTACATATGGACATGATTGATCAATAGGAACCATTCTAAAAGTTTGATTCTCCTGCCAAGTTGCTTGGACAAGCATCATTGTGTTTTTACTCATTGTTTTACTTTTTATAAATTTAATACAAATTAATCTAGAATTTCTAGATTTTCCAAATTTGCTACCTCAATTAGTAACATTTCTTTTTCTAAATCAGGTTTATTACATAACTCACCAACAGATTTTAAAAAATCTTCTGTTACATCTAATAACTCTGCATACCTATTAAAGTACTTATCCGGAAATAAATAACTTTCAATATATACATAGTTACCACTACTTTTTGCAAAGTAGTTTAAGATACTATGTTTTAGTTCAGTGTTTATTTTACTGTATCTACCATTTATAAAATGATGCCAGTCTACTTTTAAATCAGAAAAATCAAATGTAAAAATTGCAGTATCATCAGTTACAGTTACATAATCACAAAGTCTATTATGTTTTAACAAAACATTTTTTTCAAATTCTTTGTATTCATTATCTGTTCTTATATGATACTTACAAATTAATTTCATATCCTCAGTGGTGTAAGATGTTCCCCAACTAATATAAGTTTCACTGGGAAGAACACTCACACCTCTTTTAATACCTAAGATCGGATATATAAATATCTTAGATTTTTGGAAATATTTCCTATAAAGTGAATTAATAACCATAATTTACAATTTTACATAACCCATTGCTAATTCATATGGCAGTGTAAAATCTTTGTTCTCATAGTGATACTTTACAGTATCTTCTATATTCTCAAAATCTTGCTGCCATATGGCCAAACTTTCTTGAGAGACTTGAAAAGGATATACTTGGTTGTATTTATCTATTACAATAAATGTAACTACTATAGTCCAATCTGTCTCATCAGGTAATCCTTTAACAAATTTATAGTATGCCATTTTATTGTACACTACTGCTTGAATCCAGTACTTATAAAATTTAACAGCATCAGGAAAATCTGCTAAGTTCTTACCTGTTGTCTTAAGGTCATTGATAAATATAGTTTTAGAATCATAATCTATTACTACATTATCCAATATACCTTTAAAACCAAATGGTAGATAATCAACATCAATTAATAATGGCAACTCATTATAAACTGTGATGTGAGTATCTTCTTCAGTCCTATCAAGTTGTAGTAGAGCTCTTACAGAAGAATTGCTTCTTAGAATTTCAACACTTTCTTTACAGCCATGTAAAGTAGGTTCATCTACTACAGTCTTGTCAAGACTTGATTTAAGAAAAGTAAAGTAATCTTTGTGTTCCTCAGTCAGAATCTTAGCAAGTCTTTGCTCATCTGTCTTTAAGGATTGGTGTAAGTTAATTGTGAGTAGTTGTGTGAGTATCTCAGTAGAGTAATCATCCAAATTTAAAGAATCATTTCCAACTGTGCAATGGTATTTGAAAATATTATCAATAATTGTTTTGTTGTTACCACTTGGTAACTTACCAGGTAGTAACATAAATTGATCATCAAATGTATGTGGATCAAGTAATAAACAGTGTAGGACACGCCCTGTTACCAGGTGCGCATCCGTACTGTCCTCTCTTTGATTTAAAACATAATGACTGTAGAACATTCTAGGTGAGAACAATAGCTTATTAATGCTACTGTAGCTAAAATAGAACTTCTTGTTGTAAAATTGTGTTAGTTCATCAGAACCAGTCAATGTCAGTGGACTCATTAGTTTGTGTTATTTGATTGTTATTTGATACGGGTTCTGTTTCTATAATGATCTCATCTGGTGGAGCTGGAAGTTCATTTGATTCTTCTTCAAGCAATGAAATCATCTCTCCTATCTTTTTATCTTCTTCTTCAGTAAAGATAGGTTCTATCTCATCAATGATCTCTCCTATGAATTCATTTAATACATCATCTTCTGAACCAGATACTCTTTCTTCTTCATCAAACTCAATAGGCAATTCCGGTCCAACATAGTCATCTTGTACACTATAAGTATAGTTTGTGCCTAACTGAGCAATGTACTGTGGATCAACAGAAATAGTTTTTACTGTGTAATATTTGCTATCACCATAGTTTACAATATCACTATGTAAATACTCCATAACAATTTCTACTTTATCCGGAGTAAACTGATCTTTATTCATCAAACTCTTAGTAACATCATCAATGTTAGTCTGTAGACTTCTCATGTCTTTACCTAAATAACTTACAAGAGACTTGAAGTTAACATGGCTTTTAGTATGAGTATCCATTATTCTACTAGAGTAGTAATAGAATAAGAGCTCAAGATAAATTAAACTATCAGTATACTTTGAATTAGCCATGATTTCCATAGCAAGTACATGATTATCTTTGTCTGAACTATTAAACATCTCACGAATATGCTCAAACATATCACGGTCAATTACTGCAGCCTCTTCACCATTCAAGATATCAATCACACTTGACTCATCATATATCTTAACAGATTGTAATCTTAAGAACTCTTCTTTATAATCATCCTCAATATATACAATTCTCTCACTATATCTATAAACATTAGCATTTGGTACAGTAGCAACTATACAATTCATGATACTCCAGTGAACACCAATATAGTCTTTCTCATAAAACTCAAGAGCAGTATCAATTGTATCTCTAGTGTGTCTATCTAATCTATAATCTACTGCTTCTATAAAAGCAAGAAAATCTTTTACATCTGTTTTATAGGCCCACATGTTTGTAGTCATAGAATGAACACTCTTGGAACAACCAAAGAAAACATTAGCCTGTTCAGGATCTCTTACTGTTTTGATGCCATACTCAAGAGATACATTCTTAAACTTAACTCTTGGTACACTTACTTGAGGTAAGAAATAAATCTTATCTCCCTTCTGCGGAACATAAGGTTCTTTAACAATGTTTAATAAGTCATTGCCATCTGCATTAAAGTCACCTAGATAACTATCTATATCAAAAGTAATCTCATCATTACTATTGCTTTCAAAGTGAGTTTCTAAGTCTCCACTTTTTATAATTAAAATATTTTTGTCCATTTCTAATAGTTTAAAAAGGGGAGTGTTACCTCCCCATAATTATTACTTAACTGCCATTTTAACAACCTGATTATTCATCATCAGCTTAGAAAACTTATTTTTATTTCCATTTACAATTTCCTTGATCATGAAATATCTCAAGTCATCAGTAAATGCTTTACAATCTGTAGTCAATTTAACCAAACGGTCAATCATTGGATCTGTAACTGTTTTAGTACTAGCATGCACTAAAGAATAATTAATTACTCTGGTAGCAATTACACTAGATAAATCTGCACGGAAGTCATTATCTTGACCTACTGCAGATACCAAACTGTTCATAACATATTGCTCATCTTTAGTCATTATATCTTCCGGACTAATAATTCTATCTAACTTGTTATTAATAAACATAGTGAACATAGAACTAAAGTCAGCACCAACAGAACCCTCACCAATCATTTGAACCATAGGTAAGTTATCCTCAAACTTAGGAATAGAACTAATAGCATTAAAGAATGTAGTTACAGATCTTGGATTAACACGTTGTGTAACAAGCTCTGGATTCATCAACATAAAGTTGATACATCTACCATCTATGTTTGCTTTCTCTGCCCACTTAGCCCACACATTTACATCATACTTTAATTCAACAGATACAAATCTAGTCTTCTGAGCTACATCTAGAGAAGTAACATTATAGTCACCATTGTCTGGATTAGTAGTCAAGATAACATGCCAGTTCTTAGGTAGCTTCCATGATACATATTCTTGTCTATCTAAGATCTCCATAGTTGCTTGCATGAATCTGTGGTCAGCACGAGTATAGTCATCCAATACTAGGAAACCACCCTCACCTTTACCTTGAATCCACTCAGGAGCTGCATGAGACATTCTCTTATCTACAATTTTGAAACCGGCTTTCTGAGCTGCAGCAATTTGTGCTTCATTAATCCATTTACTTTTACCTTCTGCATTTTCAATCTGAAATTCTTTTACAGGAAAACCTACCAAGTCACCTAATTCTTCTAACTGAGATAGATTAAGTTTTACAACTTGCATGTTCATCTCTTTACCCAACTGCATAATAGCAGAAGTTTTACCTAGACCTGCGTCACCTTCAATATTAATTGCCACAGGAACTTTTCCTTGAGCTTGAATATGCTGATTGTTTCCAACCATATGTTTAATAAAATCTTTTAATTCTTCTACGTTCAATTGTACTTGATTCATCACTTTTGTTTTTATAGTTCTAACTTGATCACCTTTCCGGGCAAACTCTCATTCATTGCTGATCTCTCTGATATAACCCAAAGGACGTTACCTTTTGGTTTTACATTTGCATCACATTCTCCATCCGTGAAATATACTAGGCTTGTATACTTCTTACTATTTTCATTATAATAATCTAGGACGGGATCAAATTCTGTCCCACCTCTTCCATGTACCTTAAGGTCATTCTTACCTCTGTAAGCTTCAATACTGCGGATACTAGTATCACACTGTATTATAGTAATGTCAACACCTGCTTTATAGATATGATGAATCTCATTCATAAACTCCATTAGCTCATCATTACTTACAGAACCTGAGGTATCAATAGCTAGTAGCATGTGTTGTCTCATCTTAATCTTAAGACCAGGATTGTCAGAGAATCTTCTATTCTCTTTTCTTCTAATCTTTTTAGTAAAGACTTTAGTACTAATTCCAGTAAATCTTCTGATATAACCACGCCAATCAAACTTAGGTGCAACTATTTCTTCAATGACAATGACCCCTTCAATTTCTCCGGGAACTGATCCTCTCTTCTTGACGGTTTGTTCTTTTGCATCTCCAAGGACTTTTTGTAATTGCTTTTCAATGAGTTTTTGTTCAGCCTCACTAAGATTCTCAAACTCGTCCCATGTACTATGATCTGGTAAACCCTCACCATCTCCTGAGTCCATTTGGTCACACAACTTATCAAACTCTGGAGAACCACTTGTACCATTCTGATCTTTCTCATCCTTTGCTTCTTTAAGTTTATCATAATAATATCTAGCACCTGCTTTTCTATCAAGATTAAGTTCAGCATAGTTATCAATCATGATACCACCCTCAGGTAGATAATCTACATCAATATACTGATTGATCTCCATGTCCATAGCAATGTTAGCCATCTTTCTATCACTGAACTTAAAGACAGTAGTAAGGTGACCAAATGCAATATGTAATAATTCATGTTTGAGTAAACCAAGTCTATGGTTCTCACTCAATCCTTCCCAGAAGTCATCATTTACCACTAACTGATAATTGATACCGTTCTTACTGACACCTGCAGTAGGTACCTTTTTACTCCATAGCTTATTCAACATAATGAGAAAGAACCCGTAATAGGGCTCTCTCAACATCAAATCTTTGGCTGTTTTACTAAGACTCTGTACTTTGTCCATCTTTTAGTTTTACATTAATTTCAAATTTGTCAGCAGGATAACCCATCTGACCTAGGAAGCCAATCATACTATCTGTAAATAACTCCATAAAGAGTTCAATAGCTTGATTACTTGTATTGTTTACTGTCATTGCAGATAAACACGATCCTGTACTTAACTCACTACCCCCATCTTTAGCAAATGGGCTCAGTAATTTAGCAATATGCTTATGACATTTAGGAGCTTGTTTCTCCCAAATTGCCATATTTCTCTTACCAAACTTGTATAATACAATTAATTCTCCCGAATACTTTTTTATATCAACACCCTCAAGGGCTTGGAATGCTACTGTTGCGTTTTCTACATCTGTTGAGCGCAACATACCCAACAAGTTCTTTGTTTCTTCTTTGTCAAAAATCATTAGTCTTCTATTTTTAATGTCTTAATCATCCATTGAGTAGGTGTATTTATATTATCCACCCATTCTTTAGCAGTAGGAATGTAATTGTTACAGTCCTCTTTTACATGTTGTTCTCCAACATATCTTGTGTATACAGTTCTGCCATCTGAGTTTTCAAAACTTGGTCCAAACTTCTTTTCACATTCAAATATACCCTCACTGTGGTGACGGAACATTCTATGTTTACTATGTCCTATCCAAGCTTTAGTTTCATCAAACCAGTTATGAATCTCTATGTAATCAATTGGAAAACCTCCCCACTTTCTAGCAGAAGATTTTGCATGTTCCCATGGATGTGACATTTCTTCAGGCTTTAGATAATAAATCACCTTCATGGAAGTAGTCTTCTGTCTCAGTGATATAAATAGTGTTATTTACTTTGTATTTACCAGAGGGTACCATAATAGACATAGTACCATGACCACCTTCATTATTCCACCAATCTTCAACATCATTTAGAATAGCTTCTTCAGCAAAGTCTGATATATCAGAACAAGCACCTGAATCAAGGTCTTTTAAGTTCTCAGCTTTTTCAAGTCCATAAGTTGGTAGATCTGAAATAGTCTCAAGAGCTGTATCTTCATCTTTATCTAATGCTTCAGTTGTATATACTACATCTTCAATTGCTCCGGAGTCCCCTCCACCTGCATAATAAATTTTAATTCCAGTCACACCACGGTCAGCCAACTGTAATAGAAGGCCTGTCAAATCATTTTCTGTCATAGTCATTTTGTTTTGTAGAACCTTCCTAGAATGTTCTGATTGAGATATTCTTCTTTCTCAAGCACTTCTCTTACAAATTGAAATTTAGTCTCATGATATGTTAGCTCTGTCTTTGAGAAACATATCCTAACCATAAATCTTTTTATAATTACTCCTGCTTTATGTGCATCTTGCAGCACTTTATTACTACTATAGTAGTTCTGATAGTTAGTTTTTACTTGAATAGTGTATTTCTTTGCCCTTTTGTCTTCCATATTAGCAATGGCTTTTACTCCAAACTTCTTTTTAGTTGTAGAGTAGAAGTTTTTCTTACCAACATATCTAACAGCTTTGCCATCAATAATAGCTTCCATTTCATATATGAACCCAAGAGCTCCTTCTGGAATCTTGCTATCATTAAATACTTCTCCTTTATATATCCAACTCATAATGCTTGTTTCAATAAAGGTAATAATTTATCTCTAACAGCTTCAATACCATAGTCTTTGACTGAATCAGATAGATCCTTAGACATATCAAGAACTACATAATTAAATCCATACTTATCTTGATATCTCTGAGCAGCTTTGATTCCCGGCTCATCATTATCAAACAGTACAATTGTCTTAAAATACCGTTTACTCAGTTTTCCCATGACTGCTTCACCTATCATTGTATTCTCGCTGTCTGGTGCAATACATTCTACATTCCCTATACCAAGTTTATTAAAACACATTAAGTCCTTTAGAGAGGATGTAATGATCAAATACTTGGGCTCATAAGTTAGTTGATCTATACCTTGAACATAATTCTGAACCTTGATAAATTTCTTATCTAAGTTCTTAGGCATGTAAATCTTGTATAACTCACCATCCTGGCGGAAATAACCATAGAGATATGGCTTGGTAAACTTAAATGAAGTTATAGAACCATCTTCTTCTTTCTTTTCCATAGTAAAGTATGCCAAGGGCACTACGCTATACTTGGCCAAAAGTGTAGAACTAATACTAAAACTTGTCCAGAACTTAGAGTCTTGGGAATTCCAGTGTCTCATTTCGTAGTCTACAACTTTAAACTTGTCATGAAATTTGAACTCAAGTACTACTGGAGCATCATTATGTGAAAGAAAATCTTGGTAATCATTGATAATCTTATTAGCAGCATGTCCTCTAGACTCTAGATTAAATAAACATTTTACTAATTCTATGCTATCACCTTGGTTACCAGAAGAAAAATCCTTGAACTTATAAAAGTTTGATGCATCAGTATATATAAACATGGAAGGAACTTTATCCTTAGCATTAAATGCAGAAAGCATCTTTATATCCTGACCTATTAGTCTTTCCTTTAAGTTCAAATAATACTCAAATACCCATTCTCTGGGAACATCCCGTAAATCAGATACTAGATTTTTAGTTGAAATCATAATTTACAATAAAAAAGGGGAGCTCAAGACTGAACCCCCCTTGTTAATTAAGGATTATTTAGTCTAAGCTAAAGTCTGAAGAAGTTTTATTTGGATTAAATAATGAATCATCATCACCAAATCCTTTTACATCTTTAACTTCTATCTTTTTAAGGTGTTTTGCCTCTTCATAAGTCATAACCTTACCTGCTTCTACTTCTGCCATAGCATATTTCTTATTTTCTGCTTTTGGCAACCACATATCATAGTTAGTATAACCTGATTTGCTTTCATATTCTTTACCTGCAACACAGAATTCTAAGAATTTACCTTTGTACTCAGCACTTTTACTAAATGCATTAACAAAATCTTCAACAGTTTCATGTTTACCATCTTGCTCACGGAACCACTCATTGATACCTAGTGTATTACATAAGTTTTGTAAGAAGATTAGAATAGATCTATCTCTTTGAATTTTGATACCAGATTTAGTTTCACCATCTGCAAATGCATATTGGCTAGCTTTAATTCTACCAATCTGACCATCATATCTACCTTGGCTTTCATCATCTTTATCAATCCAGAAACCTTCAAATCCTTCAATAGGTTCAGTTTCTACATGCAAGATAAGATGTTTTGCACCTTCAATAAATCTAAAGTCCTCTAGTTCAATGCTGTTAATTTTCAATGTATGATTTCCTGGTGCAATTGTTTTTGCCATTCCTGAACCACCTGTTCCTAAGTCTGTTGTGCTTAATGCCATTTTTCTATTTTTTATTTGTTTTATACATAAATTTTATCCCAGTGAAACTCAAGTTCACCTTTGTCATTCATCTCAGAAACTACTATCTCTTCATTTCTTAAGTGCTCAGGTCTTGCACCACAAGTCACTTCTTCACTAGTCTTAAATGATAGAATGGTTTTATTACCCTTTCTAAACATGTAACCAATTGCATCTGCATTTGCACAGATCAAAGATTTGATTTTGCCTGTCAAATCAATGTTTGCAGCCAATACCATCTCACCTTTATCATCTACTTGCTTGTCCTTAATGTGACCTGCAAGAATAATATGGGGAGCTAAAGTATCAATAAAATCTAAAACTTGAAAGAAAGCTTGCCTTAAATATAAATATCCTGCACCATTTGGTAAAGACAATACATTATCACCATCATAGTTCTTACCCATGCTAGTTTGACGATAGAGCTTAATAGCTAAAGGACCTACCATATCTTCTAAGGCTGTTACAGTATCTATTGTAACATACTTGTATGGGTTACCGGCAGCTTTAATTGCTTTACCTGCATCAAGTAGCTCTTGTAAAGAAGTTACTTGGATCTTTAGAGCCTCTACATAATCAGCACCATTCTCTAGATCTATGATCAGATTGTCATCAAGACCAGCAAATGCGCTTGTCTTACCTGTCTTTGGCTTTGAATAGATAATTAATCTCTTAGGATTAACTCTTTGAGGTCCCACCTTTTTAGTTGGAAGTACTATGCTCATATTACTTTAGTTTTTGTGCTAGTTTTTGAAACTCTGTTGAAATTCTTAATAGAATATCAGAAGCTGATTCTTCACCTGTAATATGTAAAGATAATTCTCCTATTTTTTCCTCAGGTTTTGGAGCAAATTGCTCTTCAAAGTCAGGAAACAATGTCTTCTGTAATCTTGGAAGTTCTAGTTCTTCTTCTTTAGCTTTTGTTTCAGCATCAGCTTTTCTCTTCTCATAAAGAGCATAAGTAATCTCAGTGCCATCTTTAAGAACAGCAATCATTTCAGAAACAGGAACTGTATACAAAATATAAGGTTCACCCTTAAAATTTGAACCTTCTTTTGTTTCATATTCCTCCATATAAAAAGGATTATACTTGTATTTAAACAACTGTCTGTCAGCTGTGAAAGGAGTTACATCAGTAACTGTACCTTTATCATCAGTAACATTGTCATAGAACTCAACATAAATATCCTCTCCTTTACCAATTTCAGATTCAAAGAACTGAACTTGTCTACCATACTTACCTTTCTGAAAGAAGGCAGTCTTGATAATAAAGAATGGGTCATTTAGTTTGAGAGCTTTGAATGTGTCCATGTGCTGGACAAAAAATTCTTTTTCTCTTTCTTTTCTTGTACTCATACTTTGTTTTTAAATTGTGATTTTCTTTGTTGCTTGAGCAGGTGTGTCAACTTCTATAATCCGCATAGTATCTCTATCTAGTTTAAAGAAGCTCATCCTGGTTGTACCATTTCTAGATTTCAAAAAGTGAAATACCAAGAGATCCTCGTCATTGATTATATACCTCTCTGGTCCATACTGTCTTATCTTTCTAATAGATGGTTTGTTGATACCCATTACTACATCTGCATGTTGCAATAGAGCATCTGAACCATAGATATCGGAGTCAAGAATATAATTACCATATTCTCCATCTCTAGATCTATCAGGATTGTCAATATTTCTATTAAGCTGACTAAGGACAACAAAAGCAACTGGATATCTTTTCTTCATCATAGTGAGAGCCTCACCTAAAGCATTTAACATCTCAAACTTGTCTTTCTGTCCTTTTCCTACTCTAAATAATGCTGAGTGATCTATAGTAACTAGCATATTAGTGAATGTACCATCTTCTTTCTTGTGTTTCTCCATCTCATAATGGATAGTAGCACACATTTCATCAGTGGTACAAGCATCATATACTACATTAATAAAGTCTCTGTCAACAGATTTCTCATAATAGTCTACACATTTATAGAAAATACTCTTATCTACGGGTCTTCCACCCTTACTCATTAGCGTGTTATAATCAGCACCTGTATTCAGACTTAATTTTCTTACCCCGTTGGTTTCATCAACCATTTCCATCTGGAACTTAAGGATTCTAAATTCTTGGTCAGGATTGTGTTCTATAATATCACTAATCAACTGTTCCATGAATAAAGTCTTCCCTGTACCGGGTCTAGCACCTACTATGGTGATAGTTCTCCATTCTAATCCATCACAAAAAGCATCATTAAACTTGGGCCAAGCACTAATAAGTGATTTGAGATCACCTTGTCTTCTTGCTTTAATCTTTATGATAGCTTTTCTTAAAGCATCTCTTTCACTCACAGGCAGTAAAGGCCTGGCACCATTGAATAACTCTGACATTTATTTGGATTTAATATGTTTTAATTCTGTTCTCTTAGCATAGTTATATAACTCATGCATAAAGGTTATAACAAGTTCAATTCCAAAGTACTTTATAAAACTCATCTCAATAAGAAATGTATTAACTATAAAGTATCCCAGTATTGTACCTATTACAGCAACAATAAATAATTTACTCATTATACTACTGTTTCTTTAAAGTAATTTGTCTCTTCATCATATCCATTCTCAATCAAATCACAATAAGTTGCAAGCTCAGAGTCCCAAGTTTTGTCAGTGTTTTGCTTTCTAACAAAATACTGTGCAGTCCTCATGTACTCATAGTTACGGATTGAATACTCATCAACATACTTATCAGTAGCTTTAAGTAATACTTCCCAACTATAATCATAGTTCTCAAAAAACCATCTAAAAGAGTTTTCCAGGGTCTTTACATTTACTCTAGCATATTTACCACTAGATAACTTTCTATTAGGAAAGATTTCATTATAAAGTTTGATCTGGTCAAGAAAGCTATCACCCATTAATGTAGATGATGTTTTCTTCTTGCTCTTCTTAAAATAGGAATCTATTTCTTGTATAAAGTTAAGACTATTATTGGTTAATTCCAAATTTTCATTAAGATAACCACCTGCTTTTAATTTGGTAATTTCTAATGAAGAACTTACTAATTTATTAGGAGTAATCTTATTGTGTATACAATACAGAATATAAAAAGAATTAGGACTAAAACCTTCTGCAATTAATCTATCAAATATTTCTTTCATCACCAGATAATTTTATAACCGTACAAATGATGTACAGTATCTCTTACTTCTTTAAATACACCTTTGGAATCCCATTTACTACCATTATAAGCAGCACTTGCAGGATGAGAGACCATAAATTTAGTACAATTTTCTCCACAAACATCTGCCCACTCCTGAGATTTTTTACCCATGTACACATAAACTAGACCTGGATTGAAGTTCTTAAGGTAATCAAATATATATGCTACCATAGGAGCCCATATATCATAGTGTTTACCAATTTTACCAACTTCAGTTGTAAAGGCTGTATTCATCAAAAGTATACCCGATCGGGACCATTTTGCTAAATTTAGGGGTCTTTCATAGTTTTCTGTCCCGATCGGGTATAATTTCTCAATCTCATCATGAATGAACCTTAAAGAAGGTTGTTCTTTTTCAGACTTACTGCAACTAAATGCAATTCCATCTGCTACACCAAGTGTTGGATATGGATCTTGTCCTACTATAACCACCTTAAGTTTACTATATGGACATTCTTCAAATGCTCTAAATACATCTTTAAGGGGTGGTGTAAATCTTTTACCATTAACAGAATTATCATGTAATTCAGTTAAAATTTTCTCAAATTCTATACTAAATATAAAAGGTTTAAGGATTCTACCCCAACCGCTAGATTCAAGTTTATTAAATATTTTTTGTTTATATTCTTCAATGTTTATTTTGTTTGTCATAATCTTGTATATTTGTTAATATATTTTTTACCTATGGCTACTATAAAAGAATTAAAAGATGATGCATTAGTTGAAATCAAAATCAACAAGTCATTTTATTACATGCTTAAAAACACACTTTATCACTTATTTACAAGCATAAAACTTGATAAACCAGAAGATAAGGAAACATACATTAAAGAAATAATGTCTAAGCCTTATTCTGATTTAAATGATGAGCAGAGATCTTTTTTTACTATTACTTTGGCTATCGTTGAAGTAGAAAGAGTTGCAAATGAGCAAAATCTTTTTGAAGAAAAAGAAGTATCTATACCAAATGATACTAAGCAAGATTAATATTCCAGTTATCTCTTCCTATTTGAATACAAGCTTCAATAGCTAGTATTAATTCATCTTTACTACATTCTGCAAAAGATTTGCAATATTCGGCATCCCCTGCATCATAACATAGACCAGACTGTCTTTTAATAATAGTCTTCATTTCATCAAAGGTATAGCCAGATTCTTTGGCTAATTCTCTAATGCATGCATGTACTTTAGCTAGCTGAGCAACACTATGATCTGTGTCTGCTAGACCTAAAAACATTTCAACCTGCTGTCCCTCAGCAAGCTTCTCAATAAATAAATGATAATTTAACTTTGATTTATCATCAGGATAGACTAACTTCCCATCCTGTTTCACTAGTTTTACAGTAAACATGTTGATTATTTTTAGTATATTATTATATGGAAGAAAAAGCAAGAAGATATTCTCACAAAGATAAAGATACTGACATCATTTTTGAATACCTAGCAAACTTTCCAGAATCTCCATCAAAAACTCTTGCTAGAAAGATCTATAATGAACACCCTAAATTTACTTCTTTTGAAACTGTCTACAGTAAAGTAAGATACTATAGAGGACAAAAAGGTAAACACTCAAGAAATGCTTTACTTGATAGAACATTTCAACAAGAACTCAAAACAGAAGTAATTATGAAAGAAAAATTCTTACCAGAGTCTTATGCTAATAGGCGTGAGACTTTTGTGTTTCCAACAGGATGTAAAACACTAGGTGTCATAGGTGATGTCCACATTCCCTACCAAGATAATGATGCTATAGAAGTAGCATTCACTAAGATGGAAGAAGAAGGGATTGATTCCTTATTCATCAACGGTGACTTACTAGACTTCTATCAGCTTTCATTCCATGAAAAAGATCCAAGAATGGTTCACTTCAAACAAGAAATAGAAGCAGGTAAGCAATTCTTAGACTATTGCAGATCGCGATTCCCAAATATTCCTATATATCTTATTCCAGGTAACCATGAAAATAGATTTGAGAGATACCTTAGAGTTAAGGCCTCAGAACTAATAGACATGGATGAGTTTAGACTAGATGTACTTCTACATGTAGCTGAACATGGTGTACAGTATATACCATTCAGATCCAAAGTTGTCTTTGGTGATTTCCTTATAGAACATGGGGACAAAATCCCTGGTGCTGGAGGTGTTGTACCTGCCCGTACTGCTCTAATGAGACTAAAGACTAACTGTCTTATCAATCACTTCCACAAAACTAGTTCTAGCTCACAAAGAGTATATGGTCCAGGAGAGTCTACAACTATCCGTGGATATAGTCTTGGATGCTTATGTGAACTAACTCCTGAGTACTTAGAAATAAATGAATGGAACCATGGCTTTGCTATTCTAAAAAGAACTGCTAACTTAGTACAAGTTAACAATTACAAAATAGAAGGTAACCAAATAGTCTAATGTTTCTACCCATTCAATTCAAAGATAAAGATGGTCCATATATTGAGCACATTAATGTAACTCATATAACTAGAACATCTTTTGTCAATCAAATGAACCCAGATGCGGGCACAAGAATACATTTAAGAACAGGAGAAGTACTAACAACTCCTGTTACTATGGATGTAATATCTGCAGAAATAGATGATTGCTGGAGATCAGCAGCTACTCTTGTTATCTTCAATGTCCTTGCTGAGAAAGCTAAGGTTATGTCTAAAGATGATCTTGATGTTGATGATGATTTACAGTTTCAAGAAAATGAATGACATGTTCTTTATCATGCATTCTGAACTGATCAGGCCACTCTAAGTTATATACATACCAATTACCATTCTCTACTCTATCACTGTCTATTGAACTTAATGTAAGATTGTTAAACACCTCAAAGGTATAGTAATAGTAATCATATCCATTTTGACTCACTGAGTCATTAACTTCTACTTTATTAAAGCCTAAGTCTATTAAATCACTTTCTGTCATGTGTTAATTCTTTAGAGATTTTCTTTGCAAGATATGCCGTACACTTATACTTAACCCGGACATAATCTTCCACAGCCTTTGGTACCATAATAGCAATATCTTTATTCTTGAGCTTCATCTCCTTGATGATATACTCTTTCATAACATTTGCCATTACTTAACAGCCATTGTAGTCATGAATACTTCATGGTTAAGTATCTCAAATGCATAGTTCTTTGCAATATCTGCGTAGTCCTTATTTACTTTACTATATTCTCCATGTTCTTGGATTCTCAGGTCTCTAAAGTTCTTGATAGCAAGAGTAACAAGATGTATATTGTCTTCATCTTCAGACTCAAGCATCTTAATCATACCCTGCATTTCTTTATCATTAGTGTAACCCATTCTTTTAAGCAACTGTAACTCAGCCATAAATACAAATGGTCTGAAGGTACCCGCTTTACTACCTTTATGGTACATATACCATAGATAGTTTAAATTGCTATCTACATCTTTTGTAATCTCATAATGCTCTGATGCAATTTCTGCTGTCAGAGCTTCTATTTCTTTTCTAATATCTTGATCCATATAACGATAAACAGCTATTAATACTATTGATAAAGAATGACTAGTATGATGCTTATGCATATATACCAGTGCTTTCTTTTTCCCATTTGTAATCTTTTTAATACCAAATACTGTTGGTA